AGTACCAGGTTCAGCTGGTGTATAAAAACTCTCGTCGATTACCGTAACTTGTACGCCTGGTGATTGTAGTGCCATCCCATTTTCTCCTGGTAATAGTTGCTCATATTATTTAGCGGGTTATTGTAAAATTGGGCGGTTATAGCATTAGATAAAGGGGAGAAAAAGGTTCAATTCTTTTAAATAACAATATGAGACCTCTGTGTAAGTGTGGACAAAGACCCCGTGCAGTTAACTATAAACGGAATAGTAAAACCTACTATCGACGTCTCTGTGAAATCTGTTTAGCTCACGGAGTCGGACACGGTGTGCCACGATGGGTTCGTGCAGGATATAAAATGAAATTGCATTGTGAGAAATGTGGATTCAAAAGTCCGCATAGAGAAATATTCAGAGTATTTCACATAGACAATGATCTTGATAATTGTCGGCCTGCTAATTTAAAAACAGTCTGCTGTAATTGTGCTCAGATATTAGGCAAAGAAGGAATCACTTGGCGCCAGGGCGATTTGATTGCTGACTACTAACTGCTTGGCCTGTGTGTATAAATCGTCAATAGTACCGTTGTTGTCTAAAATAATGTCAAACTCAGTGCCGACCCAAGCAGTTTCTGAAGCATGAATTTTCAAACGCTTTAATTCGTTTAGAGCCATGTTGCTGCCTTGATTGGCATCCACAGCTGTTTGATACCACTGAGGTAGTAGTCCACGCTGTATCCACACAATTTTACCACCAGCATTTTTGATAGAACTGATTTCGTTAGGAAAACGGCAGTCTGATATTACCACATGATCTCGAGAATTTCTAAGTTTATTTTCAAGGCTGGCAATCCATATGTCGTCATGAAATGCTTTGCGGCAAACCTCAGTGCCCCAATACTGCAGAACCCATCTTGGAGTTAGTGTAGGCATGTCAAGTCTGGCTGCCCACCATGGGTCTACTTGTTCGCGCCATTCGCGGGCTTCTTTAGTACGCCCTTCCAACATGGTTCTGTCCCATCCGAATACTGCACTTACAGCATCTTTGAGAGTGTTGGCAAACGACTCACGTCTAAATTCGTGGAAATTAACAAGAAAGTCAGCGACTGTGTCTTTTCCTGAGCCGATAAAACCGCAAATACCTATGATCATAATATTCTCCAATTAAGAATATTATAACAAATTTATTGCAATAAGGTCAACCAGTAATAAATGTATAACCGATACCACCTGACACAGAGGTAGCCAAATCTATCATTAATTTGTCCATTTCTGCAGCAGCTTCAGTTTTCATAGCAGCACCATTGAGACCCGAACCGCCCTGCGGTCCTGCGATCTGTGCAAATTTTTCACGTGCCTGTCCTAACATCATTTTACAATTGGCCAGTGTGTAGTCTTTGATCCACTGACCCGCATAGACATCATCGATGATGGCAAAGTCTGGTTTGACATTATAGACCTGTAGCATCACTGATTCCTCACCGCGGGGACGTTGGTGTATGATTAATTTACGACTCTGCGGATGCCAAGTAAAATTAATAAACGATCCAAACATTTTACCAACTAATTCTTGATACTGTGCAAATAATTCATAGGTTAATAATCCGCCCATGTTGGTAGAACTTAACAAATATGTATTTGTATAGGCTAAATTAAAGGGTTCAAATACTGTACCACCTGTACCGTTTCCTGTACGTGATCCAACACTTCGACGGAAAATTTGTCGAACCTGCTGAATTTCTTTGGGGAGGATATACTCGTTTTGACTATCAGTTAGAGTCAAAAATGCATAACTTTCTTCTACAGCATTATCGCTTCGTTGGCGGAAAACTCCTAATGCTCGATCCAGTGCAGTTTCGTAGTGTACAGGATCTAATTCTATATCAATCATACCATCGCCCAGCATGGCTTTGCAGTAGTCGTAGACCTTTTGTTTTGCTTGATCATTAGTGCTCATACTGTTATTTATCGTAGCGGTAAATATATGACTATGCCAAGACTCAGTCTCTACAGGCCCGAAAAGGGCAACGATTTTAAATTTATTGATAAAACCGCTTGGGAAATGTTCCAAGTTGGCGGTACAGATGTGCTGGTGCACAAGTATATTGGTCCAGGTACTGCTGTACAGGGCAGCACTCCCAGCACTCCAGAATATACCGGAGGCGATAATCCATTTAATATACAGGATCTACTATTTCTTGAAAATAGAGATCGCAAATATGATCCGGATGTATATGTATTGCGGGGAGTATATAATCTATCAGACATAGATTTTAATCTCAGTCAGTTCGGATTATTTTTACAGAATGATACAATTTTTATGACTTTCCATATTACAGATACTGTGGAAAAACTTGGCAGAAAAATCATAGCAGGGGATGTCATTGAATTGCCTCATCTCAAAGATGATTACGCTCTAAATGATCTAAATTATGCTTTGAAAAGATTTTATGTCATAGAAGAAGTCAGCCGTGCTGCAGAAGGATTTTCAGTAACTTGGTATCCACATTTATATCGTGCTAAATGTAAACCTTTAGTAGATAGTCAAGAATACAAACAGATTCTTGACGGTATTGCCAACACCGATGCAGACAAGGGCACATATAATTCTGATATCACTTACTATCCTGGAGACATTGTCACTGGACCTGATGATAAAAAATACGAAGTTATTCAAGAAGTCACAGGCGTTGCTCCGCCTAATTCAACTTATTATCAGCTGGCCGATACTCTTAGAGATATTATTTCTACCTATAATAAAGAAATGGAGATCACACAGGCAGTATTAAATCAAGCCGAAGCTGATGCTCCCAAGAGTGGCTATGACACAACTAAATTTTATACTCTGCAGAGAGACAGCGAAACTGGTCGAGCAGAATTAGTCACTGTAGATAATAGTATCATAGATGAATACAGTGCAGATCGTCAAACACAGGCCACTGACGAAGATGGTAATTTACTATTTGATGAAAATGGTGATCCTGTCTACGTTGGAATTACTGCAGCCACAATGTTGCAGACTGCAGACGGTAAAGGATATAATGGCTATCTCACTGAAGATGGAACACCTCCCAACGGTGCTCCATTTACTGCAGGAATCGCGTTTCCAATAAATCCAGTAGAAGGACAGTTTGCTCTGCGCAAAGATTATCTGCCTCACAGATTGTTTAGATTCAATGGCAGCCGTTGGGTCAAGTTTGAAGATAATGTACGCATGACTATGAACAACTTAGGTAGTGAAAATGTTGGCGAAGGGGATCTGTTTGCAGGTAAAGACATTCGACAAACACAAAAAACAACGTTTATTAATAATACTACAACTAATCAAATTGATGGACACACTGTCAAAGAAAAACAAGGCCTTTCAAAGGCTCTCAGACCACAGGCGGATGAATAATGGATTGGTTTTATGACGGGCAAATAAGAAGATATGTCACACAGTTTATGCGTGTGTTCATAGGGTTTCAATACAAAGCAGGGGATGGCACATTATCTACTGTGCCTGTGATGTATGGCGACATGACTAGACAGGTAGCTGCCATAATCAAAGAAAACTCAGAAAACAAGATGCCTACAGTGCCAAGAATAGCCTGTTATATTTCTGGTTTAGAAATGGCTATTGACCGATTATCCGATCCAACATTTGTCAGTAAAGTTCATATCAGAGAACGAAGATATACAGATGCCGGCGGTACCAGAGATTATCAAAACGTTCAAGGAGGCAACTATACCGTTGAACGATTGATGCCAACTCCATACAAATTGACTATGAAGGCAGACTTATGGACCTCAAACACTGATCAAAAGCTGCAATTGTTTGAACAGATTGCAGTACTGTTTACTCCCAGTTTAGAATTACAGACTACCGACAACTACATAGATTGGACCAGCCTTAGTACCATGTATCTAACGTCGACTAATTTTACCAGTAGAAGTATACCAGCAGGTGCAGAAAGTGAAATCGATATCTGCACCATGGAGTTTGAAATGCCTGTATGGATCAGTCCGCCAGCTAAGGTTAAAAAATTAGGCATAGTTCAATCGGTGATTAACAATGTGTTCACAGAAAGTGGAGACATTATAGGACTTGATGATCTTGTGTTTAATCGATCCACAGGAAATTTCAGTACAACTACAAATAATTATAGGGTATTGTTGTTTAAATCTAACACAGGCAATCTGTCAGACCATCAATATGATCTAACTTTGGTTAATCCTACACATGCAGTACTGTCATTGGGATTAGATCAGAAAGATTATCAAAATGGTGAACCAGTTGAGTGGCCAGCTGTACTTGAAGTACAAGGTGGCTATACTCCGGGCAGTGAAATATGGTTTAAAAAATCTGATGGTTCAGAAATCCTAGGAACATTTGTGGTCAATCCTTTAGATGGTACAATATTAACCGTGACCTTGGATGCGGACACATATCCCGGTAATGATGACATTGAGGGATTGATAGAAACCAGGGGCACTGTAGATGCTATTATAGATCCCTACAAATATAATCCTTTGGAAACATATGGCGGTCATGCAGCTATCCCTGTAGGTCTAAGATTCTTGATGCTGGATGATGTCAACAACAGTGCGAACCGTGGTGGATTTATTGAGTACCCATCGAACCCTGCAGACAGCACCAATGTACCTTACCGTGGTCCACAGGCCTGGCGTGATCCCAGCAACAGCGATTCATCTTGGGAGAATCAAGACGGTACCGATCCTATAATCAAGGCCAATTCTATTATAGAATGGACTGGCGGTACATGGAACACAATTTGGGATCCGAATGACAACAAACTCGAAGATGCCGCATTAGTAGGTGAAGATTTTAGCCCAACTTATATCCAAAATATCCGCACCGGTATCAAGTACAAGTGGGACGGAGAACAGTGGCTCAAAGCCTTTGAAGGTGAGTACGGGCCAGGAGATTGGAACTTCAAACTCAACTGATGATAAGTACTGGCATGCAACAGCGTGCCGGACTGCTATTTTTAGCCAAAACTACAGGTAGAATATTATTAATCTTAGAAGATGCTAAGTGGACTGTGCCCACCTTTGCGAGATCGGGTCCTTTATTAGATGATGCTAAAAATTTATTAGATAGTTACTGTGAAGGTAGAATTTTACCTATTGAGTTATATCTAAGTGAGGATCGAGGATTTGAATATGGAACTTACGTCTGTTTGGTCGATGATGAATTTTTAACCACAGCAGCACAGACAATTAGTTGGGCTAAATTGACTTATTTGCCTAAGCAATTGCACACGGGATTAAAAATTACATTAAATAACGCTGTTATTAGAACTAAAATAGAAACTATATTGGAGTTAGAAAATGTTATTGTCTAAAAGCACAAGATTTATTTCTGAATATGACGAATTCAAAAGAAAAATTGATTTAATTACTGATCCTCGCGGTAAAGAACAATTAACTAAATTACTACAACAGTTATTATTTGCGGTTAAAACATTAGATCAAAAACACATGGAGATTACGCACCAATTTAGGATGCCGGATTCTGGTCTCGGCGATGCACGAAATCAAATAGTTGAAATTAGAAAACAAATAGTGTCAGCACTCAAAGTATATCAGTCTAATTAGATACTTGAAAATATTTTAATCGAAATACTTCCAACCATGATTCCATGACTACTGCATTGATATCTATAACCACCGCTAATCGAACTGGGTATTTTCCAATAAAGTGTTCCTGATGTTTTTCCTTGAGCATTGGTCCCGGTTGTTACGGTTCCGTTCGTGCTTACATGTATCAATCCAGTATCGTAATTAGTGCCAGCACCAGTCTGTATTAGAAAAGGATGTCCGGTTACATTTAAATTAAAGGCTATCGTAGTTCCATTAATAGCATAAATTGTAGGATTGTCGGTGGTACCATACTGATCAAATCTGTATGCAGTGGCTCCTTGATTAGTCACAGTCAGCATAGTTATTGCAGGTAGATAAATCTGATCTATTGTTGCTCCCGCCGAGTCGTTTAATTCAGTAAATACGGTAGCACCCGACGATGATCCAGAAATTGTTATACTATCATTACTTTCATTAGTAGTAATAGTAATATTTGTTCCTGCAATTAATGTTAGTGTATCGGTAGCTGAATCAGCCACTACGTTATTTTGTCCAGCTACCGTGATAGTTTCAAAACTATTGGATGCAGCTCCACCGGCTACTGCTACCCATGTATTATCCCCTCTAAGAAATGTAGTGGTGTCTCTGGTTCCAGATTCACCTAATCTTAGTACAGGTACTGTACCTGAAGTTAATTGTGTAGCATTCAACGCAGTAAGATTTACTCCGCTGACTACAGGCAGTGTGGCTGGAAATCTTGCGTCGGGAATCGTTCCGCTGGTTAACTGAGTTGCAGTTAATGCTGTAATACCACTGCCATTTCCGATAAGATTTGTTGCTGAAAGGGTGCCATTATCTGCAATAGTTACCAAACTGTTTTGAATATTCGTTCCCGCAGTTCCATCATACCTCACTACTGCATTGTCTGTATACCCTCCTCCGACAGATACCACGTCTCCAGTACCAGCTCCGCTTGGTCCCGCTGGGCCTTGTAAGCCCTGTATGCCCTGTATACCCTGAGGACCAGTGGGTCCTGTAGGTCCTTGTTCGCCTGGTGGTCCCTGTATTGGTCCTATATTTTGCCATTCTGTGCCAGACCATACATAACCGTCCAAATCTGCTAAAACTACATAAAGATCACCCTGCACAGGTACAGGTATAAGATCTAAATCATTTGCATAATCAACGGAGCCTTTTAATACTACGCTGGTGCCATTAAGACCGGGGGTACCGGCAGGACCTGCTGGGCCAGGTTCCGGAATTGGAGCATCTATATTCCATACGGTACCGTCCCATATCCACGTGATATTATTCAACGTATACTCTTGATTTACTGTAGGAGAGTTTGGAAAATTTAACGGCATATTTTATCCTTATTAGCTATTTATTGTTTCCTAATTCGAAGGCCTTTGATAGCAAGCCCCGACGATATTTTTCTAGGCCCGGGCCTAAATCTAGCGTCAAACGGTGCTTGATACAGCACTCTGGCTGCACCTCCTTCGAGGCTGTTATAGTC